TGTCCCACGAAAAGGAATGCCTACGGCTTTACCCGATGGACTTAAAAAAAGAATCCCTAAAGCCGAATGGGTTGACAATCCCGACAGTTGGAACAAAGCAACCTTTATCGAAGAAACCGCCAATTTTTTGTATGAGGTCTACGGCATCGGCAATGATCAAGACAAGCACACGCTGGCTATGCTTGCCGACCACATTGAGACATACATCAAGTGCACCCGAATGATTGAGGCCAATGGCATCATCACGCGATTCAACAACGGGCAGACAGTAGGGCCTAACCCTTACTTGACCGTGCGCAACAAAACCATGACCCTGATTATTCAACTGATGAATGAAATGGGACTCACGCCACGCAGTAGATTGTCCGCTGGCAAAATGGAGGAAGACAGTCCCGTGTCGCAATTCCTCAAAGGACCCCTTGCCCAATGAGATGGGAAGACGGTGTTGCCTATGCACACGCGGTAGCCAAAGGCGAAATAAATGTTTGTAATGATGTTCGACTGGCTTGCCAGCGGTTTATAAACCAACTGGAAAACCAAGAATGGGAATGGGTCTATGACTGGCGCTTTCCAGCGCACGTTTTGCAATTTGCAGCAACCCTACGCCATACCAAAGGACCGCAAGCGGGCGAGCCTATTGTCCTAGAGCCATTTCAAATTTTGCTGGTTTGCGCGGTCTACGGCTTTCGCAGTAAAAAAGATTTGACCAAGCGGATGGTTACCGATGTCATACTTTTTATTCCACGCAAAGCGGGCAAGTCCACACTGACGGCTGTTATTGCTTTATACGAACTATTATGCGGTGAGGCTGGCGCAGAGGTTTTTACGTTGGCAACCAGCCGCGAACAAGCAACGATTGTTTTTGACGCATCCAAGGGTTTTATTGAGGCCATGCCAAAAGAACTGGCAGACCTATTTACCTTGAGCAAGTATCAGGTTGGCAAACGCGGTGACATTCAGTCGATGTTTAAAGCCTTAAGCCGCGATACAAAAAAATCAGGTGATGGCAAAAACCCATCGTGCGTGGTAGTTGATGAGGCTGCGCAAATTATTGACCGCAACTCAATAGAGGTATTACATTCTGGTATGGTGGCGCGACAAAACCCGTTGCGCATTTACATCACCACGGCAAGTTTTACCAAGGACACAAAATTCTATGAAGATTTGTCCATGCTTCAGTCAATTCTGCGCGGCGAGGCATCGGAAAACCCGCGCTGGTTTGGGTTGCTCTACGGCCTTGACCTTGGCGATGACTGGCGCGAACCAAGCAACTGGGCAAAGGCAAACCCTATGCACGGCATCAGCGTATTTGAGGAAGCCATTGCCGCCCGGGCCGAGGAAGCCAAACATAAACCAGCCGCTTTAAATGAATTCCTTTGCAAGACTCTTAACGTGTGGGTATCGGCAAACGCCGCGTGGCTTGACCGCGCCCATTGGGATGACCCTGCTTGCTGGATACTGCAAAAAGAAAAAGAACCTGAGGCCGTTTTTCTTGGCTTTGACTTGGCGGCTACCCGCGATTTAAACGCGGTTTGTACGTTAAAGCGGTTTGGCGATTTAGACTATCAAGCAGAGTGGAAATTCTTTTTGCCTGAGCAAAGCCTTCAGTTTGTTCCCAAGCATTATTTAGACATTTTTAATGTTGCCATCGCCAGCGGCATCTTGCATCTAACCGAGGGCAATGTTATGGACGACCGCGAAATCAGCGACTACATAATTAATGACCGATGCAACAAGTATGACATTAAAGAGGTAGGCTATGACGCATATAACGCGGCTTCTATGGTGGCAAGACTACACGATGCTGGCGTACCCGTAAAAAAGGTTGGTCAGGGCATGGCGACTTTAAATAACCCAAGCAAATACGTGGAAAAATTGATACTGAACAAACAAATTAAGCACGATGGCAACCCTTTTGTGGGCTGGCAACTTGGAAACTGCGAGTGCTACACCGATGTCAACGGCAATATTAAGGTTCGCAAGAATGAAGCGGACAAATCCGCAAAGGTTGACGGCATAATTGCAATGATTATTGCCGCGCATTGCTCGTTGGACCACCCTTATGTGTCAAGCAGTTTTGGTTTTCGGGCGTTTTGATGTAGCATCCGAGTAAATTTGCGGGGGTTATATGGCAATATGGGATATTTTTAAGGGTAAACGGGAGACTCAAAAAGAGTCAAACGTAGTTCTTGGACAGTTGCAATTAGGCAACCAAGTCATCATTGGTCGCAACAAAGACCAACCATCACAGCAACTTTTATACGTTACGACTGCAAGCAATACCACCGCTGGTCGTGTTGTCGATATGTCCGCGCTGACGCGCAACGCCACGATTATGTCGTGCGTTGGTATAAAGGCGCGGTCCATATCGCAGTGCGGCATTAGGGTTATGGCGCAAATGCCCGATGGTTCATTTGTCGATGCCACTACAGACCCCGCAGTAGGTAAACGCGATCAAGCCAAAGCCAAGCAAGTGCTTAATTTGCTGATGAACCCAAACAACTTTCAGAATTCATACCAATTTTGGTATCAGTGGATGATGTGGTTGGACTTGGCTGGTGAAACCTTTACTGTCTTGTGGCGCGAAAAACAAAAGGACGCAACCGCAACGCCAATTGAGATGTATAACCTAGATGCGACCTTGGTAACGGTTCGACTATCTGATACGCGATACCCGCAATATGTTTTGTCCTCGCCGTCCTATGGTTTTAGCAAAGACCAGCCATTGGAGTATTACCAAGTCATGCATGTGCAAGAGGCATCTTGGCAAGGTTCGTCAGGTTTTAACAAAGCCATTCTTGCAACTGAATTGGTTGCGTTAGATTCGGACATCGACATCTATGCCAACTTCATTATGCAAAACGGCGCAAAGCCATCGGGCGTGTTTTACACCGACCAAGTAATTCCAGACGGCAAATTTAAGGAAATTGCGGCGCGTATTAAAGAAACTTGGAACGCAATGACTGGTAGCCGTAATACCGACCCAAGCAAAGCGGGACAAGGTATGTTGCTTGACCAAGGCATGAAGTATGAGCCAATCAAGATGCTGACTTTGCAAGACGCAGATGCGGCGGCTCTTAAAGATCAGACCATGAAACGTATTTGCGCCTTGTTTGGTGTGCCGCCACAAATGCTTGGTGTAACCGAAGGCAAATTTAATAATACTCAGACCTTGCTGGATGAGTTTTATAAAACCACGATGTACCCAACTGTTATTAACCTAGAGCAGTCGTTAAAACAATCGCTGTTTAAAGGCTATCCCAATTTGTGCGTGCGTTTTGACACCAAGGACTTTTTAAAAGGCGCGGCATTAGACCAGATGAATTTTGCCGTGCAGGGTGTTAAAAATGGAATCATTACACCAAACGAGGCAAGGACATATATGAATATGTCGACCATTGAAGGGGCTGATGAGTTAACTGTCGATGGTGGCAACCTAGACACAATGCCGGGTCAAAGTCCACAAGATACTGGCGGCGGCGGCGGCGGGCAGTCTAGAAAAATGAATATAGGGGCGACATAATGAATTTGCTTAAAAAAGCACTTGCACATTTAACTTCACAAATCAAGAAGCCTCAGGTTATACTTCCCGCCATAGTGCAACCCCATAAGATAAAAGACGACAATCAATCTATTCACAACGGGGTGATAAATGAACAAAACTCTGAACCTAGTTTGCGAAGCGCAACTGAGCCTAGTCAAAAACGTAAACGAGGCCGCCCAGCCAAACGGGAAACTTGAAGCCCGCGTTACAACTTGGGGCGCACGTGAAGGCGCAGACGGACGCAAGTTTAATTACCAGCCCGAAGGCTTTATGGACTGGGCAAAAGAATTTGCAGAGACTGATAAACCACTGCCAATGTTTTTAAACCACAACGACATGGGTATGCCTGTTGGCGAGTGGAATGAATTTATGTTTGATGAAGACGGCATGACCGCTACTGGTCGCCTTTACACAAATACCGTTGGCGGTAACGACCTTTACCAAATTTTAAAAGAGTCGCCAAAGATGTTTGGCGGTGTTTCTGTTGGCGCATACGCCGAGGAAGCCTGTTATGTAAATGCCGAAGGCGCACCATTTGACCCCGACACTATGGGCGATGATGACGAATATTTTCAAATTACCAAAGGCGGTCTCAGCGAGGTCAGCGTGGTGATGTACCCCAATAATCCCGAGGCGGGAATACAAAAACTGGAAGCATTTGACGTTGAAGGTCAATTGAATCCGCGAGTTTTGGAAAAGGCTCTGCGTGACGCGGGTCTGAACAAAAGGGATGCGACCACCGCATCATCTATCGTTAAACGAATTTTGGCAGAACGTGATGTCACCAAAAAAGTTGACGAAGCCCCAACTCAGGGTGAGCCTGATGCGGTGGTATCCGAAGTCGATGCACTGCTTGCCGCTTTTGAAGTGCGTGAGTTGGCAAAGGCACTTGAGTCCCGTTTAAATTAAGGAACACATCATGTCA